TCGATTGCTGGAGAACAGAGCAATACAGTGCCAGAATGGAAATGAAAGCCACCACTTGAACAACAAACTAAGCGCAAAGGAAAGACTACACCTTGCAAGGGTGAAAAACCTACCTTGCTCAGTATGCGAAGCACCACCACCGAGTGAGGCTCACCACTACAAACAAGGTCTGCAATACACTTGCATAGCCCTTTGTGTTGATTGCCACAGAAACCCAGTGCTTGGATGGCATGGGCAGAAACGTGCATGGGCTATCAATAAAATGGATGAAATAGAAGCATTGAATGAAACCATTCGCAGATTGTGTGAGGATATGCCTTCAAAAAGCGATAAAAGCCCGTTCTAGGCGTTTTTCAGGGCTTGTGCATACCAACTATGCCTGACGTAAAAAAAGAGCTTATAGCCCTTATTTGATAGACAAAGAAAAACCCTCCGAAGAGGGCTTGAATTTAGCGTTTACCGCTAAGTATTCGCAGAATTAGGGCAATGCAAGCGTAGATCAAACTTCGCCCCTGAATTCTGAAAGTGTTAAATTTTTAGCGTAATAGTTATCGCCTGATTTTTTGAAACAAGCATAAATTGGATAACCCTCCGCATTGTCGCTAAGTGGCTCACCTACTAAAAACCCCCTAGAATTTTGTGCCCGTGGTGGCACTGATTCAAGCATATCCCAATACATTTGTTTTGTGGTTTCAATCCATTTTGAAGGGTTTGCTTCCATTGCATCCCAAAGTGGCTGCCATTCAAGTTTTTGATTGTTCATTTTTATTACCTTTATGCTTGAATCCAAGGGCCGCCCATATCTTCAAAACTTTTCCAGCTTGTCAGATAATGGGAATTTGGATAAGAGGGTTTTGTCAAACAAAAATTGACATATTTCATTTCATTGCGTTTTTTAGCATTTTTCTCAATCAAAAACGCTTGATCAGGGGTTTCGCATTCAATAACTAATTTATTGATTTTTCCATTTGCTTCGCCCCATCCTGACATGAATTTGTCGGTCATTGTGACGTAATATTTGCGTGTTTTATTCATGTTGACACCTATAAATTGAAAACCTTGGGAAATTCCAAGGCCATAAGCCCCTAAATTAAGGGCTTACAGTCTTAAAATTAAGCAGCTTTTTGTTGCACTTGCATAAAATCAGGGTTTAGCCCTTGATAAGTGCCTGGATCATTTCGCATTGGCATGACCACCACCAAAGCATCATTTAGGTTATTGTGAATGACCCCTGAATCACTGCCCCTTTGATGCAAGGGGAAAACCTTACCCTTTTTAGCACCATAAAACATAGCTAATGCTTCATTGCCTTTTACAAGCAATTCAGGGTCAAAATAGCTTATTCTTTGCTCAAGAAACGCTTCACGGGCAGGAACTACACGGGAAATATCAGGATAACGTGCATCTATTGCCTGAAAACGTGCATTTCCAAGCAAATAATAATCCTTTGCACCACCTTCGATGGTCTCCAGATCAATAAATTCTGCCTTTTTATCAATGGCCTTGATAGTGTCAGAAGGGATAATTATTTGAAACCCGTATGCTTGAGGCGCTTCATGCACTTCAATCGGGCATTCCCCTGCAAACAAAACATGACCATCTGTCCCGTAAACCATCGCAAAATTAGGGTGATTGATTGAAACGCAAACGCCCTGCAAGTAATAGCGAATATCTTTTTTGGCAGCACAGATCAAGGCAGCACGCAAAACGCTAGTTTTTAAAGTAATTTTCATGTTGAACACCTATTCAAAAAGTTAATGAAACCCTAGTAAAACACTAGGCAAATAGCCCCTAGATCAAGGGCTATCAGTCTAAAGTTTAGTTTTCAGGATATACCGCTACTGAGGAAAACCCATAATCCCATTGTGCAAGGTTTCCATCTTGCAAAGCATCAAATGCCCTAATGATTGTGGCTTGAGTTGCATACACTTGCAAACGGGCAAACGATAGAGCTTCATTGATAGAAGTAAAGGTTTTCTCAGCGTTTCCCTGGACTAAAACGATAATTTTCATGTTTGCACCTTATTTCATTAAAACATCAAAATAAGCCAATAAGCCAATGCAAAGCAATGAAGCAATAACAATTGCAGCGAATAGGTCTAAAAGTGTGTTTTTCATGCTTGAGCCTTAGATTTATAGCAATTGTAGGTTTCACCCTTGTACTTTTCTTTCAGGGTTTGAACGTATAAAACGCTTAATGCATGGAATTGCTCTAGGGTTTTAGCTTTTCGCATTAGGGTTTGAATTTCAGAAGCTGTTAATGTTTTCATGTTTACACCTTTTAATCTTGAGTACTGAGACAATCTTGATAAATTTCAGGGTATTGGCCCTTTAAATATTCTGCAGCTTGTTGAATTGCTTGATCAAGATTTGAGGACAAATCAAGCATATATTCGCCCTGATCTAACAAGCGAATAGACCCGTCAACTAAAAGCTCTACAGAGACAAACCCGTCTCCATCACAACAATAAGACCCGTAATGATAAATTGGCTCTTCATCTTCTGTAGCGTCTTCATTGTAAATATTGCCTCCCGTATAAAAATCCCATCCTTGGAACTCTTGAGGAATGAAAACGTCTAAAGGCTTGTCGCAGAGCTTGTTAGTGTTGGCAATAAAGAATTGCCCCTTGTTTGTTTCCACAATCTTGTCGTTTGTGAGAATGTTTGTATACAAGGCTACTATTTCGCTAGAGTGCTTGTTTTGCTTAACCCAATGTTTCATGTTGACACCTATTTAGATCACTTTCCGATTGAAAGTGTAGTAAGGATAGCACCAAAAAAAGAAAAAACTATTAGGACAAACCCTAATAAAGTACAATTTATTTAAATTATTTATTGTAAAAACATGGCAAGACCTTCAAACCCTCAAACCCGATACTTCCAAAGAACATTGTCAGACCCTCAAAGAATGATCTTGTTAGCAGCGGGAAATGGAAATTTGTCCAGGGGATTTGAGAACGTGTTAGCGATGTATCAGTATGCCCACAATAAAGGGTTTCGCCCTGACATGGATTTGAGTTTTTTAAATATAGAATCCGCGATAAGTAACAGCCCCAACTTAGATGAATCACTAGGGGATAAGGTAAGAGAATACATAAGGGATAGACAAGACAATGACTAAATTAGATCAATTCAAGTTACCCGATAAAGCACCCACAAAGACTCTCTCAACTTTATGCAAAAAACGCATAACCTTTGCACTAAGGGTAAACCCTTATCTGTATAGGCAGACAGTACTGTAAGGATAACCATGAGGGTAAACCCTATGCTGTATGGATAGACAGTAGTAGAAACCCTAGTGTGATGTATGGGGGGGAGGGGTAGAGTGGTGTGTGTAGATATTGGTGTAGCCCCCTACCCTCAAAAAAAGCTAAAAGGAGAAACATGGAAAAGCGTGGAAGAGGAAGACCTAAAGGAAGCGTCAAGATGACCATACAGAGGTTTGCTGATAACCCTCCTATGGTATTACCTAAGACTGACCATCAGAGGCTCAAGGAGCTTAAGGAGTTGATGATCAGGAGTGGAGGTAAGGATGTTGCTCAGAAGGTGATAGAGATAGCTTTAAATGACGAGCATCCTCATCAATTGGTGGCTTTGAAGATGTGTTTGGATAGGACTCTACCTGTTTCTATGTTTGAGAAGGATAAGAGTCAGAGGAGTGCTGTGACCATCAATATCACTGGGTTAGGTGAAGAGCCGACCATCATTGAACAACCAGAAGATGTAGAGGCTAAATATGGTTAATTGGATTGTTACTATTCACAAGCCTAGTTCTCTGAGTAAGGATACATTCCTTGTTCCTAAAGACCATATCGCCACTTTGGTGGCAGAGATTCTTAAATATGATCATTGGTGCGAGGGTGACTCTATAACTGTTGAGCCTTCTAATATGGAGTACTTTGATGGCTGATTTGAATTTCTCTCTCTTACCTTGGCAACAAGAGGCATTCCTTAAAGATTGTTTGTGATATAATTAACCATCTTTAAAGGTGGTTATATGGAAACGAAACTTTGCTTTAGTTGTGTTCAGTACAAACCTACTTCTTGCTTCCACAAGGCTAAAAAGGAGAAAGATGGGTTGCAGTACCATTGCATTGATTGTAGTAGGCAATACCATGCCAAAAGATATGTAGAACAAAAAGAGAAATTACAAGCTCAGATAAAAAAGTACAAGATAGAGAATAAAGAAAAAATAGAAGAGTCGGCTTTATTGTGGAAAAAGAACAATCCTGATAAGGTAAAGAAATATCAAAGAACTTCAAATCTTCGTAAAAACTTTGGTCTTTCACTAGATGAGTATGAGCAAATGCTCATTAAGCAGAATAACTTATGCGCTATTTGTGAAAAACCTGAAACCTTTATTCATCATCAAACAAAAGAGCTTGCTAGATTGGCTGTAGATCATTGCCACACAACAGGTAAAGTTAGAAAGTTGCTTTGTAAAAGTTGCAATACTGCACTTGGTTTGTTTAAAGATGATATAGCCGTAATAGGAAATGCTGTTCAATATTTGAAAGACCATAATGGCTGATCTTAATTTTTCCCTATTGCCGTGGCAACAGACAGTGTTCCGCGATTCCACGAGGTTCAAAGTTGTGGCTGCTGGGCGTAGATGTGGTAAGTCTCGAATGGCGGCTGTTACCTTACTGATAGAAGGTTTAAAGTGTCCACAAGGGTCTGCGGTTCTCTACGTTAGTCCTACTATGGGGCAGTCTAGGCAGATTATCTGGGACTTGCTGTTAGACCTTGGTAGAGAGGTTATACAGAGTAGCCATGTGAATAACTTAGACATCACTCTGATAAACGGGGCAAGAATCTATGTCCGTGGTGCTGATAGACCTGATACGCTTCGTGGTGTGTCTTTGACCTATGCTGTACTGGACGAGGTAGCGGATATCAAACCAGAGGCTTGGGAGCAAGTTATTAGGGCTTCTTTGTCTGACAAGCGAGGTAGAGCCTTGTTCATTGGGACACCCAAGGGACGGAACTGGTTCTATGATACCTTTAAATTA